TTCCCGGCATAAACTCTGGATTTACCGGTACAGTTTTTCTTTGTGGTGCAGTCCTTACTACTTCTCCACCTTCGTTATATCCTGTAAGTCCACCAATAGCTGAGTATAAAATTGGCTCTGGATTATTTAGATAGTTCATTCTTCTTTCTTCTTCTGCTGCCATATCTCTAGCAAGAACATCTCTTTCAAAAGCTTCTTGTGCTTGTGTTATAGCTAATCCACCACCACCAATAGTAAGAGGAATGTATGCTCCGGGTTGAGAAGCTCCTGTAGCAAGAGCATCAAACCCTGCTCTAGCTCCTCCTTGAAATGGAGTGGTAAATAAGTCTTTAGCTCCGGTTGCAAAATCTGCAGCAGGATTAGCTAATGTAGGTAATGCAGCTTCTGCTGCTGAAGTTGCAGCAACTTCTGCTCCTTGTATTAATGCCTGATTACCGGCATCTGCTAGTGCTTCACCTGCAGCCTTTGTCAAAGCTTCTTTAGTGACTAAGTCAGTAGTTGTATCCATACCTGCCTGTAAGATTGCTTCATTAGCAATGTTGGCTGTTGCGTCTGTAGCAGCCTGTGCTCCTTTAGCAGCAACATTTGCTCCTTGAAGTATTGAGCCTAAGCCATAACTTGTAAGACCTGCCATCAAACCTTTTTTCAAATCTCCTTCTAGTATTCCGGTTGCAAGACCTGAGCCAAGACCTGCACCTACAGGTCCACCAAACACACCACCTACAATACTTGCTGCAATAGGTATTGCGTCCTTCAAGCTAAATGCTTCAGGCAATCCTGTCTGTGGGTTTATTGTCATTTGACCCATTTGTGCTAACCCTGCAACTTCAGATGGAGCCATGTGTACTAATGTACTGTCTCCAAACCTTCCTTGTTGAGCTATGTTTTTTACTTGGTTTTGTATAGTCATTATCTTTCCTCTAATGTTTCACAACCAAACGCATTGAAACTAAAGTCTCCGGTACTTGCGTATACTCTTATTTTATCAGCCTCATTAAGAGTTATGCCAATAACAATTGTATCGGAAGTATTTGCGTTTACCGATTTGTCATAAAATAAATACTGTGGATTAGCAGTTGTTGCTCCTGCTACTGCCACAGATATTCTATAAGTTCCTGTACTACCTCTATTGCAAACAACAATAGAACTTACAGTTGTTTGTGTTTGAGCAGGTACTGTATAAAAATCTGTTTCTGTAGTTGCATTAGGAGCAGACTGTCCTAATACCTTTAAACTATCAGACATTTCCTTTAGACCCCATTAATAAAAATTGATGTCTACGCATAGCTTTAGAAACTATTGCTGACTTCAATTCATCTATTAAACCTATATCGCTATGTATGTCTTGAATAATTTGCTCAATAGTTCTACGAGTAATTAATTCATTATCCATTACATATTCAGGTGTTGGTATAGGTAAAGGTATAGAAGATTTATTAGCCATTATTTTTCTCCGTCTGCTCTAATGTCTAGTCTCAAGTCACCTAGTCTCCAACCAAAGTCTCCTGATGTAGATTGTATTTTAAGTGCACTTTGTCTAGACCTTCCTCTTGTACTTACAAAAGTAGTAGATGGAGTTACGCTAGATGTGGATAAAGTATTTAAATCCTCTAAAGGATATTTTCTACCTCTTAAAATAAAATCTACTGTGTCATTAGCACTTGTAGACTGCAAAAATTTTAAGTCAGGTATTACCTTTGAAATAAACATTAACTGTTCTCCGGCAGGGTCTAAATCAAAGTCTGCAGTTTCTACATATGATGTAAACCCAGAGCCATCTGCTAAATTGCCATCTTCTTGATTGTATAAATAATTAAGATTTGTATTGTCTAACTTACCTGCAGCTAAAGGAAAATCTAGAGTAGGAGCTTGTGACCAAGCTGTTCTCGTATAACCATCTGACGTTGTACCAACTGCCCAAGCATTTTCTAAATAATTATAAGAAACATATCTATCTATTTCGTTGCTACCTGAAGAAGGATAAAACCAAATAATTTCATTGTAAGCAGAATTATTCGCTGCAAAAACTTTATATTTTTGTGACTGATTAAAGTCACTAAATACATAATCTAAAACTGTACATGGCAATTTTGCTACACTACCTTCAGCTTTATAAAAAGCACCATCGTCCATAAAATATACTGCAGTTCCTATAGCTATACCTGCATTAGGTCCAATCATTCCTAAACCTGTAGCAACCTCATTAAAAGAAAAATAAAAAGGTGACCCAACAAATCTCATAGAAACCACACTTGTATCTGTAAATACCAAAGTTTCTTGTCTAGTAGGTATGGCTCCTATAATCTGACTACCTGAAGAAAGTTTTACTCCACCTGCACTATTAGTTGCTTTAGGTGTCCAATCTAAAAAAGTTTCAGAGTCTGACCATCTAACAAACAGAGGGTCTACTACAGCAGAGCCTATAGGATTAGCTCCAAAAGCTACACAATGCCTATCAACATCAGAAATCATTACCTGTAGTATTGAAGTTGGAATATCACTAGCACCTCCTAAAGAACTAGCAAGGACTGCACGAGATGTAACTCCATTGCTTTCGTCCCAAAAATAAAGAGGACCACCTCTAGGTGCTGCTAAAGTATCTTCTCCAAAATTATCTATTGTCCAAATACGCAATTGACTATTTAATGCAATTGGATTTGTACTACCAAAACCACCTGCACCCCATGCACCTGACCCCCAACCTGAGCCTGAAACAAAAACATCTAAGCCACCGGTTATTTGATATGTACCAACAGTATTAGTTCCACCTGATTGACCTACATCATTTGCAGTAGCTGTTGCAGAAGCTATAATCGTATATGTATTTGCAGTCGGTGTTGTTTGAAGCTGAAATTCTTGATTTAAAACTGCTGCTGTTATATTGCCACCTAAACTTTGTGCACCACTAAAAGTGACAAAGTCACCCGGATTAGCTCCATGGTTTGCATCAGTCACAGTAAGAGTGCTTGAGTTTTCTGTTGCTGCAAATGTAACATCTCCTGCAGCAGTTGTTTGACGTATAGGAGTAATGTCATTGTAAGCATTACCTTCTTTTACATAAAGCTTTTGATGTGTTCCAAGAATTGTGTAATTAGTTAAACCGGTATCACTATAGTTGTGTATTTTTCTACAAGTACCAATAAAAGTATTTGTGCTATTTTTTGTCCAACCATTTATTTTTTCAGGCACACCTTTTCTAAATCTTATTTTGTCTGAGTCAACATAGCCACCATCTGCAGCATAGGCTGTAGACTCTTTATTTATTCCGGGTTTGAACTGAAACTTTACTAATGCCATTTACACCTCATGCCATTGCTCTCCTTGAAATAAAAGAGCTTCTGCTTCACGCCTTCTTACTAATCCGTTAAGTACCTCTCCACCTGCTTTATTCCATCTTTTCATTTGATACGGAACTTCTTCATACATACCTTTATTCAAAACTTTTAGCATTGTAGAACTAGCTAAGTTTGTTGGTCCTAAGTTATATGTCCAACATACTAGTGCATCAAACTGACATTGCTCCAATTCTACATCTACCAAATCTTCTACATAGCTTTCAAACTCTTCAAGTTCTATTTCTAAAAAAGCTTCTGCTTCTTCTTTAGATATTTCCATACCTTCAAAAACATCTTTGGTATGACCCCAACCTATTGTCCATATACCAACACTATCTTGATAGGCTGTAAGTTCCAAGCCTTCAAACTTTTTGATAAGAGCAATGCCCTCTTTAGATATCTTCATTTTCTTATTCCTCGTTGGTAGTGACTTTTCTATAGTAGACCACCACTTCTTTAAGTTCATTTATATACCTCTTTAGTTCTTGCATATTGTAAGCCATCAACTCATAGTCAGGAATTGACATAGCAACAAAGACTATTCGTCCTTCTTCTTTTTTTACTCTTTCTAAAAATTCGTCAACATTTAGCTCAGAAACTACAAACCAATATGGCTCATTAAGATTTATCTCTCTCGGCATAACCGGTTGAGCTATTGTTCTTTCTATAG